TCGGGCTACGTTGTAGAAGACATGACGGGAGAGGGGAATGCCATAACCCCGGAAAACTGGACGTGGATGTTTAATGAAGGAGACATGGCAGTGTGTTTCGATACCAGCACACCGAGCGAGTATCTATACACATACTATGCGAAGATAGTGGCAGGAGTTATCGACAAGGGTAACAGTTGCTCTACCGAAGAGAATGCGCTGAATGCTAACGGAAGACTATTCCGAATGCAGGCTCCAGTCGGCAACAGGAAGTACATTGATACCACAGAAATTGCGAAGTACGTTGGTGATGACCAGGATTGGGGAAAGCACCTCATGCCCTTCTGTGGGTATATCAGGGAAGGGAACGTGGAAAGCACGAAGAACCCAACAGTCCTTGGACATCAACTTACGCCGAATGCAACGCTCGTCCCATTGAATTACTCTGACATTCAAGCCGAGCAGAGCGATGCACTGGATTTCACTACGGGCGAAGACGGCTACTACAAGAAAACCGTCAAGTGGTGCACCGTGCATGCCTACAACAACGGTAAGAGAGTTTCCACTTTAACGATATTCAGCAATTAAACCGTAAATCATAGATAAGAGATGAAAGAACTGAAGATTGTGTACTCGAAGCATTTCCCGTGGCAGGGCTATATAGCGATAACCCTGCTGCGGTGGTGCTTCGTGAGGGAGAAGGCCAAGAGCCGCTTCACATGGGTAGTGTTCAACCATGAGAACATCCACTATGCGCAGGAGAGGGAACTGTGGTATGTGGGGTTCTATCTGCTGTATGCCTTGATGTTCCTCTGGGAACTGCGCTGCATGAACTGGAGCATCGCGTACAGGAACATCGCCTTTGAGCGTGAGGCATACCGCCATCAGGACGACGTGGAGTATCTGACGAAGAGAAAACGCTTCGCATGGGCGAAGGAGAAAAAAGCATGGAGGGTGTAGGATGATGGATGCAAGGAATGCAGGAAAGGCGTTCTCGTGGGCGCTGATGGGGACGGAGGCCATGCAGGCCATACAAGACCTGCGGTGGATGATAGCCTGCTGCGTGCTGCTTATCTTCGTGGACTTCCGCTTCGGATGTGCGGAGAGCAGGAAGCGGCACAAGGAGGCCATCGAGCAGGGCAACAAGACGCTGGCGAAGATGACGGAGTTTCACTTCTCGCGGGCGGTCAGACGCACGTGCAACAAGTTCGTGGACTATATGACCCTGCTGCTCGTGTTCTGCGTCATGGGGCTTGCGATAACGGAGCCGTATGGCATCTGCGACCACGTGATATGTGCAGGGCTGGCGATGATCATCGCGAGCGTGTGCGAACTGGCGAGCATCTTCGGGCATTTCCTCTACCTGAAAGGGGTGGAGAAACCGAAACTGACATGGACGGGCATAGGGCTGTTCCTTGGCAGGGTGCTGGCATCCTTCGCCAAGACGAAGAGTCCCGACCTGGGGGAGGCACTTGACGAGACGATTACACAGACATTCACGGAAGAGAAAGGAGAGAAACAATGAAGATTACGAAGGCACAACTGATAAGGCTCTGCTACGGCTATCCGAAGGACAGAATAGCCGATGACGTGCGTGTGTTCAACGAGTGGGCGGATGAGTTCAATATCACGTCTCCGTTGAGAATCGCGCATTTCTTCGCGCAACTGGCGCATGAGAGCGGCGGTTTCAGGTATGTGGAAGAGATAGCATCTGGTGCGGCCTATGACACAGGGAAACTCGCCATCCAACTTGGGAATACGCCTGAGAAGGACGGCGACGGTCAGAAATACAAGGGTAGGGGATATATCCAGATAACGGGCAAGGCGAACTACAAGGCCTATCGTGACAGCGGCTTCTGTAACGGCGATGTGGTAGCCCATCCCGAATGGCTGTGCAACTCCCCAGGCAGGATGAAAAGTGCTATGTGGTTCTGGTGGAAGAATGGTCTGAACAAGTTGGCAGATGCCGATGATGTGCGGGCAGTGACCAAGAAGATTAACGGCGGCTATAACGGGCTGTCGGACAGGATGTACTATCTGAGGAAGGCAAAGAAGATTTTCGTTTAACTAAAAAATCATAAGAGGCTATGGCAGTGGGTGTTTTGACAATCATCGTGTTCGCGGTACTCTATTCGATAGCACGCGACATACGCAAATCAGTGGAGGAGGAAGAACTATGAACGTACCGAGGAATATCAGCGATGCCGTGACCGGGAAGAGGCTCGGCATGCTACATGTAAAGACGTTCATCTTTGAACTGGCACAGGCAGAGAGCGGCGACGCGGACGATACCGTGAATGCCTTCTGCGAGGTGCATGGAGTGATGAGCATTGTGCTTGACAGGCACAACTCGAAGTTGATTTACCGCATAATCTACAAGGACCGATGAAAAAGAGAGAATGGTGGGAGAGTGAGATGGCGTTCATGGAGCGTCTGTTCAGATGTCTGATGGGTGTGTGGCTGCTGCTGCTCATCTTGCTTTCCGTGTGGATAATGACCAGTTGCACAGGCAAACTGAAGAAGGAGAACGAGCGTCTGCGTGAGGAACTGGCGAGGCAGCAGCAGTATGTGCCCTTGCAGAGAGACACCATCCGCGACACCGTGGAGGTGGTGACACAGAAAGTGGTGGAGGTGGAGAAGATGAAGGAGGTGCTTTCCAAGGACGACAAGCAACTGATAAAGGACTTGAAGATGAAGGTGAATGAACTGGAAAGTTATCAGAAGATGTCGAATGTAATCCACGACACGGTGATACTTGAACGTAAGGACTCTGCCGGGAACGCACTATACTACAAGGATGCGTGGGCGGAGTTTGAGTACCAGGACAAGCGTCTGCGGTATGCAGTGAGAGATTCGCTTGCCATCGCCGTTAAGAAGGAATATAAGCACAGGCTGCTCTGGTGGCGGTGGGGGACGAAGGGTTACGAGGTGAAAGCCGTGAACTTCAACCCCCATGCCACCGTGCGGTATAACACATACGTTAAGAACCGAAAATAGGCATATTGTTTGAAGTTTGATTGTTATTAAGTTTATAGGTTAGTAGTTTGTTTTTTTCATGAGTTGGCGGCAGGCGTGCCGCGAGAAATCTGTAATTTCTAATAAAAAACGCCCATCCGTGAGGACAGGCGTTTTTGCTATTATCTTACATCCTTGAACTTTGGTTCAGCCTTATCAGTAGGATTATAAGTCATATTATGAATTTTACCATCGACTTTACTTACATACCAATCATTAGCATTATAATCAAGAGTTGACTTCTGCTCGCCTTGCTTTTCAATTGGGGAAAACTGTGTTTTAAGCCAATTTGCATATAGAGTGAGGTCATGTTGTAGTTTTGCCGTTCCATTTTCAAGAAAGTCAATTAATCCATTTAAAGTGGTGGCATCATTTATAGTCCACTCTTTAGGTGTATATTTCCCGTCTATAAAACCTTCTTTATACCAACTATGTTTAATATGTTCCAACCAATCCTTTCTTATATATTCACAGTTTTTTTGCTTTTCAAGCCAAGCAATCATTTCTTTTGCTTCATCGTCAAGAGGTTCACCATAATACAAATGAATAGTGGCTATAATTTTTTCCCTTATCTTCTCATCCTCACTCTCTTTGAGTTCGGGGAAAAGACTGAATATCTGTCTTGCAGTTTCACATTTATCAGTCCCGCAAACTTCTAATGCTTTTTCTGCTTTTTCCAAAGCCTTATCATAGGCTTTTGCTTTTTCTTCTATTGTCTTCATAATCACTTTTTTTAAATTGTTATTAATTAGTGGGGAAGACAGGAGTTGCACCTATTACACCAGTAAAATAGTGACAAAGACTATTAAGTGGTTTGACTACCCGGACTCTCTTGTACTTTGAGAATCCCATCCCCAAGTGCCTCTCCGCTGAGAGGCTTGTTTAAATTATGATTCAAAGTTATCGACTACACCCTCACGGGCTTATGGTAAACGGGCGGCCGCCGCGTAGGGTGCCTAATGTGTGATTTCTCGGCACCGCAGCAGCCTGCCCGATGGTGGTAGTCTTGGATAGGACTTATAGGCATGATGAGTCTGATAAGCCTAATGATTATTATTGAGAAAGATTCCGTAGGCTGCGGCGAGTTGTCGGATGGACTGTGAGCCGTAGGAATTGCAGGTGAGCGTGATGAACTCGCGGACGGTGAATGACTGGCTGTCGATGTCGATAGCGTGGTCGCGGGCGAAGGCATCGCGTCCTGCCGAGCATGAGCCGGTGAGGACATGGTGCCAGTCGTAGAGTTCGCGGGCTGGTATCTTCACGTCGGGGTCGTGGTAGAGTTGACGGAACCGCTTGATTCTGTCTTCTATCGGTTCATTTTCGAGGGCTTTGGCTTCTGCGTCGCGGAATGCCTGCTGAAGGGTGTCGCCGTGGGCGAAGTAGTCACCGACCTTGGCAACATAGCATGGCGTGAGCGTGAAGTCGGAATTGAGTATTCGGCCGACGGCGTAGTTGCCGTGTACGTGGTCGATGATGGTAGCGACGGAGTCAATCTGCCACACTTTCTCTCCATTGAACTCGGGGATGCCATCGCCAGAGCCAGAGCCAGAGCCAGAGCCAGAGCCAGAGCCATATCCATAGCCAGAGCCATAGTCATAGCCATAGCCAGAGCCATAGCCAGAGCCATCGCCAGAGCCATCGCCATCGCCATAGCCAGAGCCAGAGCCAGAGCCATCGCCAGAGCCATCGCCAGAGCCATCGCCAGAGCCATCGCCAGAGCCAGAGCCATGACTAACTGACAGGAAGCGCCTGATTTCTTCTAATCGTTTCTCCATACCCTGACTCCTTCGATTGACTGAACGGCTTGCTCTGTGCACGGGATGATCTCAACGACTTGCATGACCATGTGCTGCGGCACGGTGACGGTGAACATGCAACCAGCCGGGTTCTTGGTTCCTTCGGTTGCCAACTGCGAGAGCGATGCGGCACCACGCCATCTCCAGATGCGGCGGCTGTTGTGGAGTTCTACTTCTACTCCTGCCGGTGTTTCACGTTTTGCTGCGAGTGTGCCGAAGAATACGCCGGCGCGGTCTGCACGGATGATTACTTTCTTGTTTAAGATTTCCATTGTTTTTTAAATTTGAAGTTAATAATTGATATAAGACTGATAAGCCAGATAGGCCAAATAAGGCTAATAGGCCGGATAAGCCGGTTATCTCATACATTTTCTGAGGTTCTGCTGGAAGTTGCTGTCGGTGTTCATCGGATTGTGATAGACTTTATCCTCGATGTCGGGGTTGAGTTCGAGGGCTGCGTCACCGATGTCGCGGATGCGCTCAGTGTCGATGAGACGATTCTCGATGATCTTGAAAGCGAGGCGCACGTCTTGGTTGTTGTCGATGTCGACGGGCTTCTTGGAGATGCAGATGGCATCAACGACCTGGAGCCAGGGAGAGAGGACGTAGGAGAGGCGGGCATCGCGGAAGTCGGCGGCGAGGTCGGTGTGCCAGCCTTCTCTTACTTTCGTGAAATACATGTCTACCATGCCGACAGCGTAGTTGAGAAGGGCGTGGGAGGTGACAAGGCGGCACTTTATATCCCGATGAGGCTCGTTGTGCTTGGTGAGTTCCTGTAGGATGGTGAGCCGGAAGATGTCGAGGTCGTGCTGGAGGGCTGCATAGTGCTCGTCGGTATAGTCGAGCCAGTACTGTTTGCGGTCGCCGTTGATGTTTTCGGCCATGGTTCGGCAAACGGCTTTGTCGTATTTATCAATGCGCTGCAAGGCTGTCTTGGCGTTGTACTTGACTTGCTGCCGGAAGAGTGAGGGTTCTTTCTTCAGGAGGTCATAGGCTGCTGACACTTCCATGATGGCGACGTTGTTGATGGGCGCGATTACCGCCCAGAACATGGCTGAGAAATGGTCGCGGAGGTGTATGGCCTTCATGGTGGTGGCAGCGAGTGCTGCTGCCGTTCCTTTCCCGACTTTTAAGTTGATCGCGGCATGCACGTTGTTTGCGACGGCTGCCTGCCGCTGTGCCCGGAGTTGCTGGTCGAGGGGTAGTGTGTGGTTGGCCACCACTGGGGGTAGGTCGAGACCGCGGAGGATGGGGTTTGTCATAATCTGATAGGTATTACTTTCGTCGAGAAGTCTTTCAGTGCCTCAAAGAATTTCTCGTCGCTTTTGTATATCTTGTTGTCTATTCTCCAGTGACGGTATGTGCGTCCGAAATCGCCGTTTTTCCGCTTGGCATGCTTCACGGAGTGCGCAGCGGTCGCACTCATCATCTTCTGTGTCTGATACAAGGGCATACTTCTTACCCTGATACTCAATGATTCTTTTGCTCATAGTTACATGAAAAATTCGTTTAATCGTTTAATTCGTAGTATAAAAGGCCACCGACCACGCCGAGGGGTAGAACTGCCGTAGCGTTATAGCGGTCGTGGCGGCGGCTGTCTTTCATCTGATGCGCCCGCCAAACTTGGCGGCTACGGTGCAACCCAGTCGGCTCTTGCCGTTGGCAGCGTTCAGCATCTCGGCGGTTGCCACGATCGGCGCATGAGTCTCCGGGTCTTCGGTGTCCTTCACGCTCAACTGAATGTTGGGATAGACGGTCAGGAAGTTGTCGCCCAACTGACAGCGGAAGCCTTTCAGCACGTTGCGCTTCACAGCCTTCATGAACTCGGTCACGCAAGCCTTGGCGATAGATGGTTCAACACTCTTGCCGTCCATTGCCTCGTCCAGCAGCTCGTCGAACGAGAGCGTGCCGTTGGGGATGGGTACGGCATAGAAGGAATGAGTTCCGATAGAGGAATTCTCCTTGGCATAATACTTTACTTTTGCCATTTCTTATCCGATTTAAAGGGTTTAACTTTACTGCCTCAGAAGAGCGTCAGCTGTGCCCGCTCAGCCTTGATGCGTCGCACGGCCTTGTCGAAGTATTCCTTTGAGAGTTCAAAGCCGATGAAGTGCCGACGCTCCTTGATGCAAGCGATGGCGGTCGTTCCGCTGCCCATACAGTTGTCGAGCACCGTGTCGCCCTCGTTGGTGTAGGTGAGAACGAGATAGCGCAACAGGTCAACGGGCTTCTGGGTGGGGTGAAATTGTTCAGGACCACATTCCGTTTTAAACTTTTGCCACGATGACGGTACTCTGTCTTCAGGCAATGATTCAATAATACGACCTTCAAAATCTCTGTAGTTTGATGATTTCGACATGCAAGGAATACGTTGTCCTATTCTATCAAGACCGCCACCAGTTCGCTTTTGCATCTGAGGATTGTATGTCCAACCACCTTTTGAGAACACGATGATTTCTTCATGCTCCTTGAACGGCTCGCGGACGGTATTTGCGAAGTTGCTGCCTCTGTTCTTAATCCATATCCATTCGTGACGAAATTCTGTTGGGTTACTCATCACCAATGCCGACGTGAACGGTTGCCCTGCGAATAGTACGATTGGCGCAGTCGGCTTGCATACACGATGGTATTGCTCCCACAACGGCTCAAATGGTATCACGCTGTCCCATCTGTTTGATGTTGTCCCATACGGCAAATCGCAAATCACCGCGTCAATCGTTCCGTCGGGTATCTGCTTCATGCCTTGCAAGCAATCTTCGTTGTAAATCGTGTCGAGTTCAATCATATAATAAAGGCTTCGGGGAGTTCCTTTCGAACTTCCGCATCTATTTGTTCAACTTGTCGCTCGATTTCCTCTTTCGGTATTCCGTAATGCTCCGAAGCGGCATTGAGCATCTTTTCTCGCGTTTCCGTCACGGCTTTCATCATGTCGCCGTAGATGTCGTGGTCAAACTTCAACTCAGTCATAAATTCGTTCAATTCGTTAAATTCTTTTAGTCGGCTGTCGCTTTCTTGCGTCCCGTTGGTAGCAAGCGGCCAGAGGTCGAAGAGCGACATCTGCTTGACGATGTTTCCGTCTTTGGTGACGATTTCGCCCTTGCACTCACGATTGAAACGCTCGCAACCTTTGTCGAAGTATTCCTTGTC